ATTGGAGCTTTAGTAAAGCCAGTATTGTTTCTTACAATGAGAATGGTAATTGGCGAGAGCAGCAAAGGGTAAAGATCCCTGGTAGGAATAACCCTAACAGGAAGCTAGTACTTAAGGTCACTGCTACTCAAACTCCAGACCCTATTATTACTTATGATTATAAGTCTGTGTACAGATCACAGGTGCGTCTGAAGAATGGTGGTCAGAACTGGAGAGTAGGGGACTCCGTTGTAGTGAACATGAATGGTCGGGACTACACAGTCAGGGTGCAAACGGAGACGTTTGGCTATGGCTTTAAGTCTGATGCTTCTGTTAGTTATACATCACCAGCATCAGTAGAAGCTGGAGGCACGTTGGACATTGGAGATATCGTCGGTAGCCTTACTTCAAGCATCATTGGCCTAGGTAACTATGATGCTACTCCTATTGGCAATGTCATTCATGTCACCAGAACAGACGGTCGACCGTTCAACGTGCAGGCCGTAGGAGGCTCTACAGAGAAGGCAATGTATGCCTTGAAGGGATCAGTCAATGATGTCTCCTTACTACCCACACAGGGCGTTGACGGGGTGATTCTGATGGTCCGTAACTCTGAGAACAGCGAGGCTGATGATTACTTCGTCAGGTTTACTGTTGACGAGGGTGATATTCCTGGACAGGGTTCTTGGGAGGAGACTGTTAAGCCTGGAATTGAGACAAACCTAAACCCCTCTTCGATGCCCCAAGCGTTGATCAGGAATGCTGACGGTACATTTACTGTCAGACCTCTTGCGCCTGAGTTTGATGAAGTATTGAGTTGGGCAGGTAGGGAAGTTGGGGATGAGAAGACTAACCCAGACCCGTCTTTTGTTGGACGAGGCATCAGCGGTATGTTCTTCTTTATGAATCGTCTTGGCTTCCTGTCCGAGGATGCGGTGATCATGTCACAGCCTGGAGACTACTTTAACTTCTTCTCTGGTAGTGCCATTGCTGTAAGTGATGCCGACCCCATTGATATGACAGCAGCATCAGAACGCCCATCGTTCCTTAAGGCTGCTATCGGTGTCCCCCGTGGTGCCCTGTTGTTTGCTGAGAATGCTCAGTATATGCTGGCTACTCAGGATGTGGCCTTCGGTCCATCTACAGCAAAGATCAGTAAGATCTCTGAATACTCCTATACATCCGACATCCCACCCCTTGAGACTGGTGTGTCGTTGATGTTCCATACGGAATCAGCCACCTATAGCAAGGTGTTTGAGATGGCTATACCAAATGCAGATGGCGGCAGGCCACAGGTAGCAGATATCACTAGGATCATCCCTGAGTTTATCCCGCCCAATATCAAGTGGTCAGCAGCCAACGCAAACAACAATCAGGTATTCTTCGGTACTGGTGATAATAATGTCTATAACTTCTCATTCTTTAACGTAGGTAACGAGCGCAGTATGTCAGGCTGGACACAGTGGATGTTTAACCACAGCGTTAGGTTTATGGATTACTTCCAGGACCGAGCCTATGTCGTCCAGTATAACTCAGACAATAACCACTACTTCCTAACTCAGATGGATGTACTGGATAACCCAGGTACCTCCACTATCAACGCAGCCGGTCGGGAGTTCACTCCTAGGTTGGACTGCCTGCTGAGTCAGGATCAGCTGGCTTCTACCGAGGCTGCTGGTGTTGTCACCTATACCGTACCCAACTCTATTCCCTTTATTATGGAGCTGGATGATGAGCAGCGGCGTAAGCCTCTGATGATCGTCTTCGGTAATTCTGGAGAATCAACCTACTACAGGGAGCTGATCCTAGAAGAGGACGCTGGCGTTTATACGTTTACCTTGGATAAGGAGGAGGCTCAAGAATACTTCAGCATTGGTCTGGACTACCGCATGATGGTAGAGCTGCCATCCTTCTTTGTCCTGCAGGATAAGAAGGCAGACCGGAATAATGTGCCGATCATTGAAACCGTACAAATGCATATGTATTTGTCTGGTCGATATGGTGTGATCCTGAAGCGTCTTGGATACCACGACCAGTTCTTGGATCTGGAGGCTAAGAGGTCTGATGTGTATCTAGTTGACTCTAACCCTATCAATGAGTTGGGTGTAACTGAGATTCCTTTGTTTTGTAAGGGTGATATAGCAACCTTACAACTTACCTCCATCACACCCCTACCATCTGCCATTACTGGTTATGGATGGAAGGGTCACTATAACAACCGTGGTATTTCCAACCTTGCATGAACTATTACCGCACTTCTACTTTAGGAGATAGCATTAAGCTGATTAATAATATCCGCCAGGAGGACAAGCAGGAGGTTGAGGGTACGGGTTTAACCGTCCTCGACCTCCCTTTTCTTGTCGCTGGCAGTAGTCACGCCACAACGTTCTTTAATCCAGAAGGACACCTAGCAGGTATGGCGGGCATTGTTGATCACGCTAACGGGTCTGGACAGATCTGGATGCTATGTACTCCTGTCATACATGATGTCCCAGTCCTATTCATTAGGCAAGCCAAGCGTTGGCTAAAGCTTATTGAGAATGACTACCAGTTGCTATGGAATTGGGCTGATACCCGCAACCATATGCATCACAAACTCTTAAAGCATCTCGGCTTTAAGGCAATCCGTACGGTGCCAATAGGCCCAGATAACCTGCCCTACTTTGAGATTATAAAACTATGTGCGTCGCAGCAGCAGCTATCCCAGCAGCCTCGCTAGCGATATCTGCCGTCAGTACTGTTGCTTCTATTGGTATGAGTGTGATGTCTGCCTCACAGCAGGCAGCTCAGGCTCAAGCACAAATGAATATGGCAGCTCAACAACAAGAGCTGAACATGCAGCAACAGCGTCAGCAGATGATGCTAAGCCAACAACAACAATACGATTCCCTTAATCAACGTAACCGCCAAGCGCAGCAGTCAGCCAACCTACAGGTTGAGCAGGCTAATGCCAATATCCTAAATCAATACAACCAACAGCAGGCACAGGTCATGGCCGAAAGGGCTTCGATCATGAGTCGTCATGCTGCAGAAAAGACAACGTATCAACGGTCAGTAGAGCAGATGGACCGACAGGTCCGACTTAATAATGATGCTGCTAACCGAGCGTATGTACAGGAGCAGGTGAAGCTGGGTGAGGCTAAGCGTAAAGCAGCCTTCGAACAGCAAGCACTGCTAGCAAAATCTATCGGTAACCAAGGCAGCATCCTTGCATCAGGTAGGACCGGACAGTCTGTTGGTCTGCTTGTTCAGGACGTTGAACGCCAGAGCGGATTCGAGATCGCTCAACAGACAGCGAGTATCGAGTCAGCCGAACAGATGGCAGCAGTGTCTATGGGTCTTGCTGAGAACAAGGCACAATCAGCCAATAACCAAGCAGCCTCACAGGTTGGGTTCAACCCGGCTAAGCCTTACCTACCCAATGATCCCAAGGTACCTGAGTTTGTTGACCCGATTGGATTAGAAATTACAAGAGCCTAACTATGTCTAGAATCTACAAAGGCAGTGAGACTGCTGTTAAATTCCAGGGGTCCGCACAGTCTGTAGGATTCCAGGCAGTACAAACTACATCCGACGCTAAGCGGATGCGGGAGTACAAGCAATCTCTCATCGATGATGCCAACACTAAACAACGAGAACTAACCCGTCAGCAGACAGCAGATAACACCCAGCTCCAAGCTAAACAGCAGGCCGAGAACACTCGCCTGAAGCTAGAGCAGGGTGCTGCTAATGCAGAGATGGAGATGGACCAGCAGTTCGAGAAGGACACGCTGTCTATGGATCAGACTTGGGAGAAGTCACAGCTTGATCTTAAGGCAAAGCAGCAGCAGCTCTCTGCTCAAGTCCAGAATGCAAACACTAGGGCTATCTCCACGTCTATTAATAGTCTGCTGAGTTTCGGAGGCAGTGTCCTCCAGTACTCCGGCCAGATGAATGCCTTGGCTGAGAAGCAGGCTAGGGAAGCAGAACAGGCAAAGGCAAAGCAGGACTATATCGATAGCGGTGCTTGGGCCTTTGATGGTGAGTATGACGTAAACCTTGGAGGACAGAGTGTTGTCCAGGGTGAACAGGCACAGGTAGCCATTGAGAACATCGAAGAGCAGTCAATCGTTAGTGCTGCTCCCGGGGACCCCGTCACACAGGAAAGCCTGAGGTCTGCTGCTGGTGCTGATCAAACCACCAACCGTCAGATGAATCAGATGGCTGTCGGTGAGGCAGCTATGCAAGTCAACGGTCGCCTATATGCGTCCTTCCATGACTCTAGTACCCGTGTAACCCTGCCTGATGGTCGTTCTATTTCACCTCTGGAGGCATCAAACCCTGCAGAGCTGAGCTATGTGGTGCGTGCTCTTGGTCAGGCTGTAACCCGTGATATGGGTGTTGGTAATGGTGACCGCTATGCAGCGGTTAAGCAGTATGTGCCAAAGCTTGAGGCTGCAATGCGTAGCCTTGAATCTACACAGATGCCGAAGCTGATCTCAGCTAACCAGAACAACAGGGAGTCAACAGCATTTAGTAACGCTGGAACATACCTGCAGAACACTGGTGATGTAGCTGGAGCATGGTCTCAGTACTATGCAGCAGCTTGGCAGAGTGGTAGGTACGGCGGAGATAAGGGCAAAGCAACCAAAGCAGCCTTTGAGGCCTTTGTAGCTACTGCAGACCGTGGACAGCTAGAGGCCCTGAAGGGTGAACGTGTCTATGAAGGTGGTCCTACCTTTGGTGGTGATAAGAGATTCTCTAATCAGATCGATGATGCTATTGATGCTATCGATAACGGACTGATTACGGATTACAACCGTACGCAGAAGTTCCAGGATATTCAACTCCAAAACGCCACCAATGCCCACACAGAGGCTCTCCTAGGCGCCTCTACACCTGAAGAGGTACAAAGAGCCCACGAGGTCCACGAAGGCACCTTACAGGCCCTTGCAGATGGGGGTAACGCTAAGGCTAGAGCAGCGCTAGTTAAGCAACTAGCTATTCCTAATAACTACACACCCGAAGCCTACGCTGGTCTTAGGGAACGCATCTCTTCTGGTGAGACATTTACAGAAGAGTTTCTCAAGGAAGAGCTTACATCTGGACGGATTAACACCCAGGAATATAACGACCTTAAGAAGTCTGGTCTAGCTACTCCTGAGGACGTGGCTAAGGCTTATGGCGGTAAGGAGTCATATACCAACATCAACTCTGGTGTTAAGGCTCAGATCAGCATGGCCCTAGAAGATAAGTTAGGCGGCCTTGAGACTGATATCAGGCGTGGTTATATCGGGTCTATGGCTGAGGACATCATCAGACGTCGTGATGCTGCTGTAAATGCTTATAAGCAGTCAGCCCCTGATGCTTCACCGGCTGATGTTCAGGCCTTTGCAGAACGTTGGCAACAAAGCAATATCCCTCAGTTGATTTCAGAGGTCAAGCTAGACAAGGACACAGGTTCGTTGACTGGTTATACCCGTATGGGTCAAGCCAGAACACCAACCCAGCTACAGCCTAGCGCTGCTGCTAATGGTTATAAAGGTCTTTCTACCTATAGCAATCCTTATACAAAGCGGGCTGGTACTGATTACTCAGGGCTGAGTACAACTGAACTTAGAAACGTCGCAGGTACACATAACCCAGACTATTCAAGCAGTAAATTTTTAACTACGGAGGAGCGAAATGCATCTATTAAAGCTTACACTACTGGCGGTGAGTATCCCCCTAGCGTGCTTGGGAAAGCCACAGCACTTGGTGTTCCGGTTGATTCTTTAGTGCGTCTTCAGGCTGCAGGAGCTGGTTATAAGTTGGGTGATAAGCCCACTATGCCTATACCGGCTGAGCAGCCTGAGTCTTCTCAATCCGCTGCCCCACAGACCCCTGCGGGCCCTATTAATGATATGAAGTCTGGATACCAAGCTATTCAAAGCCTTGGTGTGCCACCCCGTGGGGCTGCTTATTTGGCAGGCAACATCCAGCAGGAATCCTCTTGGAATGGGATGAGGGATTGGGGTGGTGTTTATAACCCCTCCACTGGTCGCTATGACGGCACCAGCCGTAACGGTGGCTTAGTTTCTTGGGCTTCTTGGTCTAATGACCCCGCCCGTCTTGGTGTTATTGAAAACTACCTAGGTAAAAACATCAGCCAAGCAACTCACCAAGAGCAGCTACAGGCAATGATGTGGGAAATGAAGAGAGATTACCCCGGTTCTTACCGTACATTTATGAACCCCAATGCTACTGATGCACAGCTAAGGCGTGCTTCTAAAGCTTATTGGGGCTATGGCCATGAAGGCCCACGATTCCAATATGCACAGTCTCTACTTTCGTAATTGATAAGGAGGGGCCTACGGGCCCTCTTCCGTATCAAAGTCTTCTCATAACTTTAATATGGACAATGAAGAACTTCTGTCTCTACCCGGTGTAGAGCAGATCGAGTATGGCGGCCTTGCCGTCCCTGCCTCTGAGGAGGATGAGGAACTTGATACTAATGAGCTACAACAAGCTCAACAACAACAACAACAGGAGAAACCTCAACAGGAGGAGTCTGAGGAAAAGAACTTCTTCCAACAGGCCACTGACTTTGCTGCTGAAGCCCTTGGACTCCGCAGTGAGGAAGAGAGCGAAGAGATCCGCAAAGAGGGTCTAGCTGCCAAGGAAGAGATACAGTCGGAGATTGACAGGGCGGATGAAACCAATTCTCTTGGATATACAGACGAGGAGACCGGTCAGTTTGTCCCTGTTTTACCTACGTCACCCACGGGAATTGCACGGGAGCTAACACGTACTGTTGCTGGTGGTGTTACTGGTCTTGTCACGCAGCCTGTTCGCTCTGTGCAGCAGCTCATGGGCCAGGACGCAAGTTTTAACTTAGGCATTGCTGAAAACAAGACTGCTGTAGGTGAGTTTGCCCGCAGCACAATAACTCTGCTTGGTCTTATGAAAGGGGCTGGAGCAGCAGGTGTAAAGGTTGGTGGTGGCGGATCCATCGCCTCCCGCCTTTCTACTGAGGCTGCTCGGGGTGCCATTGCCGACCTGCTTATGGAAGATGGTCCTAATTTCTCTAACATGCTGGGTGATATTAACCCAGACCTTAATGACACATGGCTTACAGCCTTAGCCCATGAAGATGAAGATAACATCTATATCCGCAAGCTAAAGACTCTAGTCGAAGGCGGGATTATGGGTATAGGTGTTGATGGTATTGGTGAACTTTATGGTCTTTTTAGGGCAGCTAGGAAAGCCAAGTCACAAGGTAAGGCTGCTGTAGAAAAAGCTATAGCAGAAAAGCTGCCAGATGTTAGCGGTAAAGACATCGACACAGCCAAATATGAGCCTGGCGTAGAGGCCCGTATAGAGGAATCTAAGGCTAACAATGCTCAGTCAGTTGACACAGCCCTTTACGAACCCAACGAGCGGGCTGCTGTAACTATGAACCACGACATCAATGATGTGGTTAAATCACAGATCGATGTAGATGTAGCCGGAAACCCCATCCAGGGCGGCTCTAAGCACTTCATGGTGGAGGATACATACAAAGCCATCCTCGCCGCTAAAGACACGAACAAGGCCCTTGCAGAGGTCATACGTGCAGCAGAAGAAGGCACAGATATTAAGGACATCATCCGTAAGGCTAAGGACAGCAACAACGATCAGCTTCTGCGTGCTCTTCCTATCCTTGATGACTTCTACTCAGCCAACAAAGACATCGACGGCATGACCGATTTCTCTGCTCTTGAGAAGCTGGTGTCTGATGGTCAGGGTGGCACCCGTAAGGAATACATGAGCATTGAGGGGGCCTTAGTGGTTCGTGCTCTGAGTGCTGATACTGCTAACCAACTCTCTGATATCGGCCGCAATGTTGCTGGTGTTGAGGAGGTTGCTGGTGATGCTTTCCAGCAGTCAAAGATGATGATTGATCGTCTGCGTGTACTCAACAGAATGAACCTGGCCCACAGTGGTGAGGCTGGTCGTCAACTGCAGAGCCGTAAGCAGATGAGTTTCAATGTCCGCGAGGCATTGGAGAATGGGGAGATTGATGGTGATTCTGCTCTGAAGCTGCAGAAGTCAGAAGCCAAGCTAGACCAGATGGAAGAAGCACTACAGCGTGGTGATGTAGAGGCTCGTGCTGAGTTCTCCACCCTTGCTGATGGTATTGCCCTTGCTAATGGTGATCCGTCTAAGGTGCTCCGGTTCTGGGAGCTTTGGCGTAAAACTGGTTCTCAAGGTCTTAAGGCAGGCATGTATAACGGCATGCTGTCTTCTACCAAGTCACAGGTCAGGAACGCTGTAGGTAACGCCTTTAACTTGATGTTGCGTCCTATTAGCCAGTCTATCGGCTTTGCTCTGCAAGGTGATATGACAAACGCCCGTGTACAGCTTGCTGCTTATCACGGACTGGTCGAGAACGTACAAGAGGCATTCAAGGTAATGCAGCACTCTTGGGATACCTCAGGGATGGATAGCCAAGCTGTTCGTTTCGATGATGGTTCCCACGGCAATGGCCGTCAGATGGTTGAGCAGATGAAGGCCACAGCCAAGACTAATGGTGAACGTGCAGCGGCTGAAATGGCCGATATGTACTACAGCATGATGGCTAACCCTTGGATGCGTATGCCTACCCGTGGCCTTGGTGCTGTGGATGATGCTGTACGTACCCTCTTCGCTCGTATGGAGCTTAAGAAAGATGCGATGATGAATAGCTTCGAGAAGGGTCAAGGCTTTAAGGTTGATCCTGATCGTTATGCAAAGCTCGTCGATCTGAAGCTTGATGGTAAAGGCAACATCCTCGACCAACGGCTCTTGGATGAAGCTAAGGACGTTACCTTCCAAACAGACCTAACTGCCTTCGGTAAGGATCTGCAGGATCTGGCCGAAAAGAACCCAGCTATTAAGTTGATGTTCCCGTTTATCAAAACGCCCATCAACATCATGCGGACTACGTTCTCCTATACACCCTTCGCTAAACGCTTTATTAAGGAGTATCAGGACGCCCTTGCCTCTGGTGATGCTGCAAAGATTGCTTTGTATAAGGGTAGAGAAGCTATCGGTATGTCTGTCATTGGTTCAGCAATGGGCCTAGCAGCTACAGGTAACATCACCGGTCGTGGTCCTGTTGATCCTGATAAGCGTAAGCTCTGGATGCAGAACAACCAGCCAAATAGCATCAAGACCCCCTGGGGATGGGTTTCCTATGAGACCTTAGAACCCCTAAACACTATCTTTTCTATGGCAGCAGACCTTACCCAGCTAGCTGCTGCAGGTAATGATTCTCTGTACGAAAAGAGCTGGGCACAAGCTGCTTATACCATCTCGGCATCTCTCATCGATAAGTCCTACTTCAAGGGCATTGTTGATGTGGCCGGTCTGATCAATGTTAATGACCCTCGTTGGGGCACCTTGGCCTCTCGTAAGGCTCTACAGACTGCTAACCAGATGGTGTTGCCTTGGGCGGGTGCTAGAGCACAACTGTCTAAGTTGATGGCTCCTGGTAAGCAGGAGTTTGATGGTGAGCTTCAACGTGCTCTTGCTGATGCTATCCCAGGCGGTAGAAACATCATCGGTGTTAACCGGGTTGATATCTTGAACAATAAAGAGATGAACCCTGGAGACGTTGCTAACCACATCTGGAATACGATGCTGCCGTTTAATGTTAACTCCAGTGATAACAACAACGTAGCTGGTCGGTTGGCTGAGCTTGGTGTTGATATTAACTTTGAGTTCTCTGACACTATGAAGGGAATCAAACTATCAGCAGCAGAGCGTCAACTACTCAACAAATACATTGCTGAGACTGGACTAGGTAAGGACCTAGACCGTCTGATGTCTAAGGACTGGTTTAAGGCTGAGGTGGAGGAATGGAAAGAGTCCAACCTAGGACACGAACCCCCACCACGTTGGCTCCGGGCCATCAGTAAGCAGCTATCAACAGCCAAGAGGCAGGCAAAAGCCCGAATGATGCGAGAAAACCCAACATTCGCTGAGAAGGTCGATCTCAACACCCAAACTAAGGACTTGATCCGTCGTGGTCGGTACGAAAAGGGTTCAGACATTCAGCAACAACTTGAACAATTACTAGATTATAGGTAATGGCTACAACTTCAGTACAATATACAGGGGATGGTTCTACCGACCTCTATTCTTTTCCCTTCCCTTACATCGAAGAAACAGATGTAAAGGCAGCTATTGATGGTGTGGCCACTACTGCCTTCACCATTGAGAACACAAATACTGTTCGGTTTGATAGTGCTCCCTCTGTGGGGGCCAATGTGGCTATCTTCCGCCGTACAGATACCGAAGACCTTCCTTATGTCTTCTATCCTGGCTCAGCTATCAAAGCAAAGGATCTGAACCAAGACTTTAGCCAGATTCTGTACGTAGCACAGGAGCTTCAAGACTCTACCATCGATATTGAGACCGGTGGAGAGATCGATGGTGATATTATCTTCAATGGTGACGTCACCATTAATAAGTATCCAGAGAATGACACTGATGCTGCTAACAAACTCTATGTAGATACGCAGGATCAGAAGATCTACGAGTGGGCTTCTGACACCTTCGTGGATGTTACTGGCGACACGATGACGGGACAGCTAAACACTATCCATCCTGTTGATCCCCTCAACGCTGTCAACAAGGCGTACGTCGATTCCATCTTCGTTAGTGCTGGTGGTGATACAACTACATTCCCTACTACCCGTTACCTGTTGATTGCCCAGGGTGGAGAGACTAATTTTGATCCCCCCCTTGCATTCTCCCCTGGCAACGAGCTGATGTTCGTTAACGGAGCACAGCAAGCCCGTATCCATGACTATACAACCAATGGATCTGATTCAATCACCTTCAACCAGCCCCTGCTGAAGGGTGATGTGGTGGAGATGGTCTGCTACAACAACATTAAAGTCATCGAGACCTCTGCAGACTTCGATACCCTCCCAACTACCTATTGGGTCAGGACTGCAACTGCAGGGCAAACCACCTTCACAGGTTATGACGACGGGGGATTTATAATCCTTGGCTACACCCCTGGCAAAGAAGTTGTCTATCTGAACGGTCATGCGCTGATTAGAGGGACTGACTACCAAGTTAAGGGTGATGGGGATACAATTACCCTTATCCAACCAGCCCAAGCGGGTGATGTATTGTTGGTTCAGTGTGTAAATTATATCCCAACAGGTACACCTGGTTTCGAAGGGCTCGAATATACGTACCCAGGAGGCACTACAAGGCCCCTCCAGAATAGGTTAGAGGACAGAGTATCAGTTAAGGACTTTGGAGCCGTTGGAGACGGTGTAACTAACGATACGCCTGCCCTTCAGGCCGCTATCGAGGCTGTCAGCGCTGCTGGCGGTGGTGAACTGCTTGTCCCGGCTGGCATCTATGCGATCAATGGTGCTAGCAGCGGTGGTGGCGCTAAAAACGGCGGCATCCGCATCAAATCTGGCGTCCAGTTGACTGGTGAGGGGCAAGGTGTAAGCGTCATCCGTAACACCTCTGATAATTGGCAAGCCGTTGTCATGATTGCTGGTGGTGATGATATCGCTATCCGTCATCTAACTCTCGACGGTGGTGCTGGTCTTACACCCAACCCGCTTAGCACAAGCTCTGTGCGTGGTGAGGGTGTGATCGTTCTGTCTATTGACGTCACTACTGAGGCTGTTGACCCCTACCCTGTCCGTGGGTTGGTCATTGATGACGTTGAAATCATCAATACAGGCCACTACGGTATTGGTCTGCAGAACCGGGCATGCTTTAACACACGTTTGACAAACCTCACCTTCGAAAACAGCGGTGGTGACTGTATTGATATCAAGGCTCTAGCTGCTACAGCCTCATCGTCGGCCTATCCGAAGGAAGGTACAATTATTGACAACATCTATGTCAAGGATGGTTGTGGTCATAATGCCAGTACAGATTCGAACGTAGGTCACCAGAACCAAGCTTGTATTGATGTCGGTGGCCATGCTCGTGTGTCTAACGTACACATCTATGGCTTGGACTCTACGATCGGTATAGGTATCAATGGTGTGCGATTCCGCGCCCCTGTCACTAGCCTGGACCGCTTGGGTTCTGAGGGCAGCTCTGGTTCTAATATCTTTGTCTATTCCACTAAGCCAACTAACGTTGGGACCCAAAATAATCGTCGGATCTTCGGTGTTGCTGTTCATGACTCAAACATTAGTCTGAATAACGTCTATGCCGAGAACTGCTATTATGGTTTAGCCATCCAGAACTCTGGTGATGGAGTTCCCTACCACTGCACAGCAACAAACATCCAGATCGTTAATGCTTCTGGTTCTGATTCGTTGTCTCGTGGTATCCGCACCTCTAGCGAGACTCGTGGATGCATCATTACTGGTAATGTCCATGACTCCCAGTACGGTGCTGAGTTCGGTGGTGCTGAACATAGCGCTAACGTAGTCCTTTATGACTGCGACACCGGTCTGGTTGATTATACTACTGGGCGCTTTGTTGGAAGCATCACTACTAATGATGGTGGTGTGATCAACAACCAGTCAATCCTAGGAGATGAAACCTCACTGACTGGCAGTACTCCGGCGTTGACCTTCGATTCTACTAAGAATGGAACGTGGGCGACCACTGAACCTATGGGGGCCCTCCACGTTAAGTCTGCGGATACGAGTGGTACTACCGATCGCGGTAAGTTTGGCCTATATCCCACTGGTAGCAGTAACTCCGCCAGCCGTTGGAAGTTCGATGTGGATGGTGTCACTGATGTCATGCAGGTCCGATCTAATATGGTCCGTTTTAAAGTTGGTACTACCCTAGCTTTCTCATCAATTGCTGATTTAGATGCCCCCTCTGCTAATAACAAATTCATGCTGCTCTTCTGTATAGATACAGATAGAAGTCTGCAGCTGGTGTATAGCGACGAGACTAACTGGCGCTACGTATCTGATAACGCAATCATTAGCTAAAATGAAACGAACAAATAACCGGGCGTTGGCTAACACGCCCTATAATTTTGTTAGCATAAGGGATTATGGTGTAGTAGGTGACGGTGTTGCTGACGTTACAGTGGCTATTAACGCTGCTATTGATGATGTCTTGGAACGGTTTAACGCTACTAAGGGAGATAAGGTGGTGGATGACGCCACTGTAATCTACTTCCCGCCTGGTGAGTACCGCTTAATGAGTCCCGTAGTTAGAATCCTGGACGATGCCTCTGGCTTTAACCTGGGTCTGAAACTTACTATCAAGGGGGCAGGGTTTGATCTTACACGGTTCATCGTTGATAATAACACCGGTGGATTTAACTTCACCCATAACCGTCACGAAGGCTACATTGAGTTCAGTGACCTGGCTGTGGTCACCAAACCTGCTAACAAATCAGTTAGTGGTGTGCTGCGAAACCCGACCTATGGCATCAAACTGGAGTGTCTGGACTCTAATTTCTCTACTCAGGATCGTATGGCCGTCCTCAAGAACCTCCGTCTTGGATGGGATGAGGAACGTGGTAGTGATTGGCAGATCGGCCATCCCAACGAAAATGGATACATGCAGAAGGGTATCACGCTGCTCAATTACTATATCCCTCTGATTGAAAACATTACGATGGTATCCAGGAAGCAGCAATCCAACCAAAATTCACTACCTGCTGAAGATGCTGATTCGTGGGGTATCTGCGTTGATAACTGCTATGGTGGTGTGATCACGGCATGTAACCTAAATATTAACCACCATAAGTTTGGCATTAAGGATAGATGGTATCGTAACGATAAAGAGCCCAAAGGTGAAGGTGGTCATGTTAGTGATTGCAACATCCAGGCCCGTATTGGTTTCTCACGCCGTCGTTGGCAGTTGAAGCCACACCTGAGCATGTACAGCAACCACTTCAATACATCTGAGAAGTCTGTGGACCTGTGCAATGTCACTGAGGCTATTATTAATGACACCGTTATTATTAATGATGGGTTCGCTACATCTAACTACGGTTTCAACCTAGACAATGTCCAGCGGTGCTTCATCGATCAGGTCACGTACAGCTATGGCCAAGCCGTCGACTACACCGCGAATAGGGCATTTAACATCACGGGCAATTTCACTTCGGGAGTCACGACGGCTCACCCAACTAAGCAAGTCCGCATCTCAAACTACAGCACCTATACTAATGTTAGCGCCTCGCCTCCTGCTGGATTTGCTAACATCTGGGATGGATGTGAAAGTATTGAAGTCCGTGAAGATCATTGGTTTGAGGATAACTACCCAGGCTCCCAGTCTTACCCTAGCTACTGGATCCTGAACGGCAGTGCATCTGGCTTCTATATTTCTCGTACTTGATCACTCCCACTCAGCCAACTTACATTATCTACAAAACGATGATTAGTATTCTTAAACCTATCCTCCTCAACTACCTCACCAGCCGTCAGGCCCGCAGCCTGCTGATTGAGGTTCTAGAGAAGCTTGCTGCGAGCACCGATAACAAACTGGATGACATTGCTGTTGATGCAGTGCGTCGTGCCCTCTTGCCTACTGAGTGATGACTAAACGAGCTAGCGAAGATCTGATGGACCAACTGCACGCCACCCTGGCGGCAGAGATGGTGCAATGGATTAAAAACGGAGACCTTCAGCCATCACAAGCGTCTGTGATCGTGAAGTTCCTTAAGGATAACGATATTACCGGCGTTGCGGTGGAGGGTTCTCCCCTCGCTAGCCTCGCTGGCCTTATCCCGGAGCTGACGTTCGAGGATGTCAATGGCTAAGATTACAGAAGCCCAAAGACGGGCACGTAGGAAGTACAACGCAACGCCCAAAGCTAAGAAGCGGAGGGCGGCGCTAAATAAGATCAACCGTCAGAAGGGTACCTATGGCAATGGTGATGGTATGGATAACAGCCACACCTCTAAGGGCCGGACTGTAAAAGAGAAGGCATCTTCTAACCGTAAACGGAACGGCCGTAACGGTAAATCTAAGTATAAACGTTAATCCTATGGCATCTATTGAACTGCCGCAGGGATCATATAACGCTGCTGATCTAATCGCAGCTATTCAACAATCAAACGACCAAGAACAACAAGCGACTATTGATGGTTTAAACAATACCATCTCTGGTTTACAAGCAACTCTTGCTGATCGTGATGCAGCGATCAATAGTCTCACCTCTCGTATTGATGAGCTAGAGGTTATTGCTGCTGGTTCTACCGAGGACGGCAACCTGTTATAGGCTGTCCTCACTCGTTTGGCTGCTGTTGAAGCATCCTTGCCAATAACAAGAACAGGCTTTGGTGTTGTTACTACCGTTACTGACGGTGTGACCACATACAAAGTTCAAATGCTTGATCAGAATGGTAACACCCAAATGGTCACGTTTGACCTGCCTTCCTCGTAATACTTTTAACACAATGAGCCAATGGAAACTCCCCGAAGCCTCATGTATGACCTCTTTACGTTTCGTAGCGGCGATGCTAAGCGTATGTGGAGAGAATCAATTAAGGCTCGGGATGGATATAAATGTGTTTACTGTGGCTCAACAGAAAACCTAACAATTGACCACGTCCGCCCTAAAGCCAGGGGTGGGCCGGATACATCCGACAACTGTGTTACTGCCTGTCAATGCTGTAACCAAGCTAAAGGCAGTATGGATGTAGCTGACTTTATAAATCTAATCCTAGTTTAACTATGTAACCTTTCCCTGATGGGACTGCTCCTGGCGAATCTTATACAGACAGTAACGGCAATGTTTACGTCTGGAACGGAGATAGCTGGGATCGAGTCATAATCGTACCTGACGGTACTTTTAAGCCTTCTACGGGCTCTGGAGGCACTGGAGGCCTCTCTGGATCAACTGCAGACCGTCCAGCATCTGCTGAGGACGGAACAACCTACTTCGATACAGACGAAGATAAACTCTACGTCTGGAATGGAAATGCTTGGGTGGATGTGACATGACATTTCCGATCTCTCCAAAAGATGGTGAGGTCTTTGAGCATCCAAATGGTTATGTTTACGAGTATTCCTCAGGTACATACGCATGGAATAAGACTCAGAAAA